CTTGCCTTGTTGATAGTAGTCGGACATACTGTATGCGCGTACTTCTCAGTTATATCGAAAGCCCTTGCTAGACCACAACTAAAATCTTGTGTGGATAGGCGGCCTGCGAAATAACAATTATCAGTGTTATGAGTCATACATGACGTGCGCCACGGACACTCAGTACCGGCTGGTATTTTACCATTGATTAGTTTCGACATAATTCAATCCTCGTTTTTAGTGTACACTAACTGTAGTCAAGTTCTGGCTCTGTATCACATCCTGAGTACCATTGTCTGGAGTGCATGATTATTCTACCAGTATATTATCTAATTTCGCCCTAGCCCATACCCTCTCCAATTCTCCCGCATTAGGGGAGCACAGGATTTGAGATAGGGACTCTATACATTTAGCATTAAGTTTACATTCTTCCGCGTACATTTTACGTAAGAAAGATTGGTCACTAATGGACAGCCCCTCATGTTTACCTACTTCTTGCGTCAATTCTATTAAATTACTTTTCATCGTAGCCTCCAGTTAATAAATAAATGGAGCGTACAGGCGCGGGTCATTAGTCCGGCCTACATAATCACTCATTTTTGTTTTCGCGCGTTTTCGCGGTGGTTCCCGGTATGTCTGGTTATTGTATCGAGGCTGGTTCACACGGTACACTTTATCGCTCATGTTATAGTGCATGGTTTTCTCCCAGTATATTATCTAATTTGTCCTGCGCCCACCCTTTCTCAAGTTCCCCAGCATAGGGAGAACAGAGGACGCTAGTCAGTATCGGTACAATTTCTTTTAAAAAACTACATTCTCGGTCATGTATTTCTTGTAGAAAAGATTGGCCATCTGAACTTAGCCCATACCCATTAGATACTATTTTAGCAAGCTCAATAAAATTGTTAGTCATACCCGTGTCCTCCACCATTTATTAGTGTACGCTAACTTCTAGCGTTTAGGCTGAGATTTCCCAGTGTTAGTATTATCTCATACTCCACTATATAAGTCAAGCTCTGGCAAAAACTAATTCTTGCAGGACATTAAGCTGTATCCCTGCCGGTATAGTAGCTACCCCATATATATGGTCGTGGTACATTGCTGTGAGGAAACCTTTTGCATACGCTTTACGCATAATCTTACTGCAAAACCTGTTATCATATGAGAGTCTGTCTTGTAGCGTTATATATCCACTCATAAATGCACCGGCTATAGCCTGTTTTGTAAAATAGTCGTTTGTTTCCATATCGTTTATGATGTCGTTTAATTCATTCATTATCTTGTCCTCTTTTAGTGTACACTATAAAATATCGGCGTTTGCTCGCTTCTTTACTGTTGATAGTAGTCATAAAAAAATACCAGCCCCGAGGGGCTGGTCAATGGGCTACTGTCTAGGCTGCCTTCGTTGCTGCCTTCGTTGCCTTGCGCTTGGCGGGAGTCTTAGCACCAGTCGCCACTTCAGCCGCTTTGGTGTACTTGTCCACAAGTGCCTTCAGGTCGGCGGTCATTGCCAGTTGAGCGGGGCTCTCGCCTTTATCAATCGAGGCGGCCTTGTGAGCCTGCTTCAATAGCAGGATGTAGTCAGCAAATCCCGTCGGCGTTTCGGCGCTGATTTGTTCCTTCGTCGCCTTGTTCAACCGCTTAAGGCCTTCAGTACTGTTCGCCTTGTCAAGGTTACCCAGCTTCAGGGCTTGTCGGCATGCGCTAGCCGCGTCTGCCATCGCCTGAGGCACTTTCTGAGGCGGGATTGTTTCGCCGTTATCCGTGAAGCCAGCGGTCTTGATAATCTCCCGCATGCCCTTATAAACATCATTGAACTTGTCCACGTTGGCACACTTGCGAGCAATTGCGACCATACGCGCCGATAGGCTTGACTTTTCATCCCGCACCCCATCGGCATCTACAGCACCATTGACAGCTGCATCAAGCTGAGCTTTCGCCGCGTCTGCATTGTCCTTATACACTTGAGCATCAATGAATCCGTGAGCCATCGCACGCCACTCAGGTGTGAAAGCATCCAATTCAGAAACGGTCATCAGTACATCGGTCTTCTTCATTTTCTTAGTCATGATTAAATCCTCTTAGTAGTAGTGATAAACAGGCGGCGCACCATGCTCCGACCTTGTAAACAGTATACAGTACTTCGCCCACAATGCAAGTCCTAGCAGAAAATACTTATTGCCCCGCAAGGGTCGATTGTTCGCGTACACTAAAAATGGTCGGTTTCTAGTGTACACTAACAAATAGCCCATGCAATGCCCATGCCAACTATGCCAAAACTGCGAACTATTTTTATTAATGGTGTGACAAGGGTTTAGAGATCGTCGGTTACAGAGCCTCTCTGGAGCATATAAGATTCTAATAATATAAGTGAGATAAGCTATTGAATTTATTGGTGGTGCATAAAAGAAACTAATTCACCCCGCAAACTAGGATTGATTCTAATTATCATATGCAAATGATTCTCAAATGCAAAGCATTATCAGATGCGAACAGTTCTCAAATGAAAATGATTCTTGTTGACCCCGGTGGGGAGACAAATTCGCAGGAAATGGAAATTGGAAATACGCTCAAACACATGTTTTCGCGGAAATAGACGTTTTTAAACAAGAAGTGCAATAAAATCAATAGTTTAATAAAAACTAGGTGCTCTCTATAATTTTTTTTTAAAAAAATATAGAAAAAAGTGCAAAATAAATTGAACTTTCTTGATTTTTTGTTGTCTAAGATAACATATAAATAAATATATTAATAATCTCCGTTCTCCTGTGCCCGAACGGGATGCTAGACTTTCCCTGAGGGGGAGATAAGGAGATAAATGATAATGCGAACGCTTGACACTAGTGAGCTATGTGAACAGGATGTGAACATATATGGTTAGAATATTATTTTTTTGTGGAATTCTATCTTTTTTATCTGGATGTGTGGAAGTCAACTACCTCATTACCGACAACGAAGTGAAAATTCAAGTTGAAGTAGAGAAGAGCTATTGATTTCTGACCAAGACCTCCTAGATTACTGTAATAGAGCCTACTCTGCACCCAACATTGAATGTGTAAATGGGGCTGAAGCCTATATACAGGATACTCCTGAGGGCAAGGTTATTGCTTTCGCAGGTACAGACTCTCTCTTAGATGTAGCTGTGGACATGATTGCTTGGCCTTGGAAGCCCTCCAAGCTAGGATGTTGGGTCCATAGAGGGGTGTGGGTTCAAGCTCTGTGCTTATATGAACAGATAGAGCCTACCCTGAATACCCAAGATAAGCTATATATCACTGGACACTCCCTAGGGGGAGGATTAGCTAACGTAGTGACAGCACTCTTAGTGAAGGATGGATACTCCGTAGAACGGATGTCTACATTTGGTAGTATGAAGGCCGGATTCAAAGGTCTGAGCCACCTCACAGAGGCAGTACCGGGAGAACGCTATGTCAGGGACGGTGATTCGGTAACATCACTCCCATTGTCGGTGCTCATGTTTAAATATCAGCACGATAGGCCCGCTTTACTCCTTGAGGGAGATGAGGCAGTATGGGGTGACCACAACCTAGATGGCTATGAGGAAGCTCTGGACTCACATCTGAGCCCCCACTAAAAACATCCGCAGGAGCAATCGAACTATGGTTCGTAGAGCCTGTAAGACTATAGAGGAATTGTACAGTGCCTAGTTCTCCGGGATATAAACGAGACTACAAGAAAGAGTACGAGAACTACCACGGAAAGCCTGCACAGCGGAAAAAGCGGTCTAAGCGGGTTACAGCACGTAGAAAACTGGAGAAATCTGGAGCGGTATCTAAGGGTGATGGCAAGGACGTAGACCACAAAAAGCCCCTCCGCAGCGGCGGTACGAACTCTAAGAAGAACCTTAAGCCTAGGTCTGTGAAGTCCAATCGTTCGGATAACGGCCACAAAAAGGGCGAAAAACAGAAAAGGAAGAAGAAATAATCATGCAAAAGAAGAACCCAGCAAATCTGCAACAGGAAGCCACTAAGAAGAAAAAGCAGGAAGGATACACCCCTCGCTCTGCACAACAGGCGGCTAAGCGCAACTGTATTGCTTGTGGAGGTACTTGGACAGGCACTACTTGTGTAGGCGGACAGTGTTGATATGCCCGCTTTCAATGATATAACAGGAGCTAGACTCCGGACAAAGGCTGCATCTCAAGCCTACAGAGACAATTGGGATACTATCTTTAAGAAGAAGAAGGACGATACAGATGTCAAGCGACATAGTGGAAGTGGTAACGTCGAAGGTAAAAAACAAGGGCAGAGTCTCTAATAAACGAGATAAGCGCCTCGACGAAGTAAAGAACCACAAGAAGGGCGAGCGGTGGTCCGAAGCTAAAAAACTTGAATGTGCAGCACACTATATCGTACTAGGTAGCCCAAAGAAAGTAGAAAGTTTTACAGGCGTACCTGCCCCTACTATAGGGGAATGGCGTAAGCAACAGTGGTGGGAAGATTCCATCCGTCAAATCCGAGACCAGCACAACGACGAGCTGGACGCTAAAATGACGGGGATTTTGAATCAAGCACTAGAAGGTATATCGAAAGGACTGGACGAGGGAGATACTAAATATGACCCCAAGACTGGTGAATTCTACCAACTACCACTGTCTACGAAGGACACAGGAGTTATCCTTAGTATCGTACACGATAAACGAGCACAGCTAAGGGCTACTCCAAACTCTATCTCTAATGATATGTCTACGGAGCAGAGACTAGATAAGCTAGCCAAGAAGTTCCTACAGTTCGCTAATGCAACTGAAATTGAAGGCGAAGTCATAGAGGAAGAGGATTAAATATGCTAAATGCTGAAATCATGCACGGCTTTGTCCGGTCAGTATTAGCGGAGAATTTCGACGGGCCTGTAGTAACTCCAGAATTCCATAAGGATTTATGGGCTCTGTGTACATCAGAACACAAGAACGTAGCTATTGCAGCTCCACGAGGACACGCTAAGAGTACAGCCGTAACCCACTCTTATGTGCTCGCCTCGGTACTATTCAGAGAGCGCAACTTCGTAATGATTGTCTCAGGTACGGAAGACCAGTCTATCCAGTTCCTAGGGGACATCAAGAAAGAATTAATTGACAATGAGAACATCAAGAAACTATTTGGTGTGGCTAGAATTGTTAAGGATGCTGAGACTAAGGTTATCGTAGAATTAGATGATGGCCATCAGTTCCAGATTGTAGCTAAAGGCTCAGGCCAGAAAGTACGTGGCACCAAATGGGGCAATAAACGTCCAGACCTTATTGTATGTGACGACCTCGAAGAAGACGAACAGGTAATGAACACTGAACGGCGACTTAAGTTCCGTAGGTGGTTTTTCGGCGCTTTGGTCCCCTGCCTTAGCAAAAAGGGGGTGATTCGTATTGTCGGCACTATTCTCCACATGGATGCTTTGCTAGAGCGTCTCATGCCTAAAGAGAATAGGAAGAAAGGAATCGAGTTACACAAGACTCCTTTAAAAGAATACACGGACGAAGAAAACCCAGCATGGAAATCTGTACGTTATAGAGCACACTCGGTAGATTTTAAAGAGATACTATGGCCTGAAATGTGGCCTAAAGAACGTCTAATGAAGGCCCGTCAAGAGTATATCGAACAAGGTATGCCAGACGGGTACTCTCAAGAATATCTTAACTTTCCTCTGGATGAGGAGAATGCGTACTTCAGGAGAGAAGATTTCCTTAAGTATGATAAAGATAAGCTTGATGAGGGGCACTATTACTATTACTCAGCAGCAGACTTCGCTATTTCAGATAAACAACGAGCTGACTATACTGTAATAATAACTATTGCCATAGACGATAAAAATAATATATATGTGGTGGATGTACGCAGAGGACGGTGGGACTCGCTTCAAATTATAGAGCAAATCTTCAGTGTCCATACTAGATACCATCCAGAGATATTCACAGTAGAAGCAGGAGCTATCCAAAAATCTATTGGGCCCTTCCTGCGCAAAGAAATGTACGAACGGTCTATCTTCGTTAATTTGAATGAGATGACCCCTGTAAATGATAAACAAACACGAGCACGCTCTATTCAAGCCCGTATGCGTATGGGCGGAGTTTATTTTAACCACAATGCTTCATGGTTCCCTGATTTACAGCAGGAAATGATGCAGTTCCCTAGGTCACCTCACGACGACCAAGTGGACACATTAGCGTGGATTGGTCTAACTCTGGATAAATACCTCGAAGGTAAATCTAAGGCAGACGTACTCGAAGAAGAATATGAAGACGAATATGGTGAGGACTCTTTTGCGTTCTCTGGCCGATGCTCCACAACCGGATACTAATATATGTTTGATACTGATTTAACTTTTGACGAACTACAAGGTTTCGATAATATAGCGGAACACCTAGATGGGGACACTCTCAAGAAAATTGGTAGTATGGTTGTCGATGGGTACCAAGAGGACCTAGACTCTCGTTCAGATTGGGAAGACCGTTTTGATTCTAATATGGACCTCGCTCTCCAAACAGTAGAACATAAGACGTTCCCATGGGACGGTGCCTCTAACGTAAAATATCCTATCCTAACAACTGCTGCTTTGCAGTTCTCTAGTCGAGCATATCCAGCACTAGTATCAGGTACTCAAGTGGTCAAGGCTAAGATTAGTGGTTTTGATGAGACTGGGGAAAAGTACAACTCTGCTGTACGTGTAGGCAAGCATATGTCATACCAGCTCCTAGAGGAAATGGAGAACTGGGAAGAAGACATGGACCGCCTCTGTATGATTCTCCCTATTGTGGGCTGTGTATTCAAGAAAACTTATTTCTCTACCACTCTAGGCCGCAATGTAAGTGAACTCGTATACCCAAAGGATTTAGTAGTAAACTATTGGTCTAAGAGTCTCGACGATGCTCCTCGTAAGACACACGTACTTGAACTGTCTAAAAATGACATGTACGAGCGCCAAGTAACAGGCTTTTACTTAGAAGATATTGAATTAAATCCATCGAACGAAACTGTAGATGAGAGTGCCGATAACCGTATCGGAGTACATGAGGGCACGTTAAGCGATGAGACTACCCCTTATGTTTTAATTGAACAGCACGTAAGTCTTGATTTAGATGGTGACGGCTACTCAGAACCCTACATTGTGTTCGTTGATTTAGATAGTCGCCAAGTTCTCCGTATTGCAGCACGTTGGGATGAAGAAGATGTACAACAGAAAGAAGACGGCACAATTATTCGCATACCTTCTGTTGAGTATTTTACTAAGTATTCTTTTGTCCCTAACCCTGACGGCGGGTTTTATGATATTGGCTTCGGTGTCCTGCTGTCACCAATTAATGATACTGTCAACACTCTTATTAATCAGTTGGTGGATTCAGGTACGCTAAATAATCTGAATGCTGGCTTCATCTCTAGAGGCATTCGAATTAAAGGTGGTGACAAGAATTTTGGACTAGGTGAGTGGAAGACGGTCAATAGTACTTCAGAAGACCTCCGCAAGGGTATTGTACCACTTCCTAGCAAAGAGCCTAGCCAAGTACTATACAGCTTACTATCCATGATGATTGATAGCGCCAACAAGCTTGGCTCTGTAACTGATATTCTTACAGGTGAGAATCCCGGGCAGAACCAACCAGCTACTACAACGATGGCTGTTATTGAGCAGGGACTTAAAGTATTTGGTTCTATTTATAAACGAATGCACCGCAGCCTCAAGAAAGAATTCCGAAAGTTATACAGACTTAATCGAATTTATTTGCCGCCAGAGTCCTATTTTGAGGTTCTGGATATTGGTGACCCTCAAGCAGCCATGGCAATTTTTAAGACTGACTACAATAAAGATGTAACTAACGTACAGCCACAGGCTGACCCTAATGTAGCCTCTGAAAGCCAGAGACTCATTAAAGCACAAGCCTTACTGGAACTAATGCAATTAGGCAATATTAACCCAACTATTGTGACACGTCGTATCTTGGAGGCACAAGAACAGCCTAATATCCAAGAATTGATGCAAATGCCTGAGCCGGGCCCAAATCTTGAGTTTGAGTTTGAGCAACAGAAGGCACAAGATGAGTCAGAACGAGATTGGGCACGAATAGAGATTGAAGCACAAGTAGCACAAGTTAAAGAACTAACTGCTATTCAAGGTGCTAATAAGATTTTTGAAGAAGCGAAGACGGCCCGAAAGGAGGGCAAAAATGGAAATATCAAGGGAGGAGTTCAGTGATTGGAAATCCAATGCTGTAACTCAACACGTACTAGAGGTACTGAATAACTACAAGGAGGACTATCTACACGCAATGCGGGCATATGTAAAGACAGGAGACTCTGTATCAGCCGCAAGGTGTGAAGGAACAATAGAAGGCCTTGAGCAACTACTCGAAATAGAATATAGCGATCCAGCAGAGGATTAAGTATGTTAGAAGTAATTGGACACAGAGTTCTAATTGAACCTAAACACTTTGATGAGGAATTAGCAGAAGGGGCTTTGAAAGGATTTAAGCTCGATGTTGGCGAAGAATGGAAACGAGAGAGGGCAGCTACCGTAATGGGTACTATAGTAGGAGTAGGCCCTAATGCGTGGAAAGGATTCGATGATGGATTGCCGTGGGCAGCCGTAGGTGATAAAGTATACTACGCTAAGTACTCAGGCAAGACAGTAGAAGAGAATGGTAAAACATATATCATTTGTAATGATGAAGACGTTCAAGCAATAGTGCACGATGACGAGGAGAGTGAGTGATGCCTAAAGAGCTAGAGGCAAGTATCGAAGAAGACGAAGTAGTAATCCCATCCAAGGAGGAGTTACTAGGTAGTACTGACGAAGTAGAAGAAATAGAGTACTCAGAAATTGAGCAGAGTGCTATTGAGAAAGGCTGGAACCCAGAAGGGGTAGAAGGCAAGAAAAATCTAAGTGCTGAGGAATTTTTAGACCGTCAATCACTATATGACGACCTACATTCACTTAAGCGCCAAAACAAGCGACTGCAATCTGATATTGAAAATATTGCTAAATATCAGAAAGACATTCGTGAGGATGAGCGTAGAAAAGTAATTGAAGAACTTAAATTTCAAAAGAAAGAAGCTCTTGACGTGGGTGACCACGACAAAGTTATTGAGATTGATGAACAGCTAGCTGATGCTAGAGAAACAGCCAAACGGGAAGATGCCGAAGCACAGACAAATGAAGATTTTGATGTGTGGGTAGTAGAGAACGCTTGGTATAACGATGATTCAGACCTTAGAGACGAAGCTGATGTATATGGCGAAGCTTACTGGCGCAGGAATCCAACTAAGAGTCGTAGTGAAGTCTACGATGCTGTATCTAAGCACATTAAACGTGCATACGGCGAAAAGTTTGAGAATCCTAAGCGAGCTAAGCCGAGTGCAGTAGAGCCAGCTTCAGGTACTCCTCGTAAACCTAGAGTAAAGTCTAAATATAACGCTAGTGATTTACCAGCAGACCAGCGCAGTATTATGAAGACTATTCTTCGTACTACTGATATGACTGAGGAACAGTACCTTAAAGAATACTTCGCCATGAATGGCGGAGCTTAAGTACCATCTGTAAAGACAGATACATTATAAAGAGGAAGTAACAATGGCAACTAGAGCTAAAAACCGTGGTGAAAATCGTCCAAATAGAGTCCCAGTAAGTGGCCGACGTGACGTGATGACTGTAGCCGATAAAGATGAATCGTATGTTTACCGTTGGGTAAATGATACGGAAAACCGTATTAACCTGTTCGAACAAGGTGGCTACGAGTTGGTACACGGCGATATTGAAGTCGGTACTAAGTCTGTAGACAGTTCTTCTAGTACATCTTCTGTCGTATCCAAGAACGTAGGAGGAGGCGTCACAGCATATCTGATGCGAATCAAACGTGAATGGTATGAGGAAGACCGTATTAAAGCTGCAAAAACACTTGAAGACGGCGAGGCTGATATGAAACGAACTCTTAATAGTGGTAAAGATGGTACTTATGGTAAAGTTGAAATTTCATAAGCCATTTACCTCCATTGTTAGGAGATATTAAACTAATATTGGAGATATAAATATGGCAAATCCAGACCGCCCACGTGGGTTTACACCCATCAAGCATACTTCTGGCGCTCCATGGACTGGACAGGTACGTGCTATTGGCGTAGCTGATGGTGCTGACATTTTTGTCGGTGACCTACTCAATCTAGAGAGTGGCTTGGCAGCAGTTGCTGCAACTAACGACGCAGCTATCCTTGGTGTCGCAATTGGTTTTGGTAAGATTGACGCAATGACTGGCTCTATCGGCTCTGCCGTAGACCCTGTTAATCTGAACAAAATCTTCTACGATGATTCTGCTTCTACTCACACTGACTACGTAGTTTTCTATGTACCAGCCCGTGATATGATTTTTGAAGTACAATCTAACGCAGACCTTGATTTAGCAGTTGGTGGTAACTGTGACTTGGTGGCAACAGCTGGTAGTACAACTACTGGACGTTCGCTTCAGGAAGTAGGCACTAGTACTAATGCTGATTTCATGGTTGTTGAGATTCCTGATTACGTTGATAACGATAGCACTCTTGCTAATACTCGTTATTGGGTGCAGGTAACTCAGACTGAAACTGCATTTGACTAAGGAGAATAACTAATGCCTATTTCAAGTTCTAACTTCGCAAAGGCCCTATGGCCCGGCGTTAATAAGTGGTACGGGGATGCTTATAGTTCTCATCCCACTGAATACACTAGCCTGTTTGATACTTCTACTTCGCGTAAAGCGTTTGAAGAAGATGTCAGCCAGAGTATGTTTGGTCTTGCAGCTGTTAAGCCGGAAGGTGGCGCAATTGCATACGATACTGCTCAGCAGGGCTTCATCACTCGTTACCAGCATGTTTCTTACGGTCTTGGCTTTGTCATTACCTCAGAAATGGTTGAAGACGATCTTTACGACGTGATTGGTAAGAAGCGTGCTACGGCACTTGCCTTCTCCATGAATCAGACTAAAGAGATTGTAGCAGCTAATGTTTACAATCGTGCTGAGACCTCAGGTTATGTTGGCGGCGATGGTGTGACCATGCTTAACACTGCCCACCCTAATACGGCTGGCGGTACTTATAGCAATCGTCTAACCACTGCTTCTGACTTGTCGGAAGCTGCTCTTGAGCAAGCTCTCATCGACATTGGTAAATTGGAAAATGACCGTGGACTGAAGATTGCTATTCAGGCCCAGTCTCTGATTATCCCGGTTGATTTGCAGTTTGAAGCAGACCGTATCATTAACAGCACAATGCGTCCCGGCACTGCTGATAATGATAAGGCTGTACTCAACGGTAAGTTCCCCGGCGGTGTAGTGATGAATCACTATCTGACAGATTCGAATAACTGGTTTATTCGTACAAACTGCCCAGATGGTATGAAGCACTTTGAACGTCGTAGTGATGCCTTCTCGATGGACAACGACTTCGATACTGACAATGCCAAGTACAAAGCTACTGGTCGTTACAGTTTCGGTTGGACTGACCCTCGTGGTATCTTTGGCTCAAGCCCTGCTTAAGCCTTAACGGTGATGCCCCCTTCGGGGGGCTGAACCTTTTATACTAAGTATAGATTCTCCCATACGGAGAAGTTGACTCCCTGACAAGGGAAGGAGCAAATAATATGTCTGTTAAAAATTATCCAGTAGGTACACATTTCGCTGGCCCTATAAAACTTGGTGCTAGCTCAATGCTACTCTCTACTGATAAAGGTGGTCTCTCAGCTGCTAAAACTCTTACTGCTGATGAGTCCAATGGCCAACATTATATCCTAGATGGTGGTACTGGCTTCGCAATTACATTGCCTAGTCCTACCCAAGGCTGGACATGTAAATTTACTGTCGGTGCTGCTTTTGCTACTGATTTCGTAATTACTGCCCCGGCAGCTGTCATGGAAGGGTGCATTATCGAAGCAGGTGCCGTACAGGACGTAGCTGGTGCCACGACTCTTACGCTAGAAGATGGTGTTGAGAATGTCGGTGACTTCGTTGAGCTATGGTCTGATGGCACTAGTATCTTTGTTACTGGTAACTTCTTGACCGCAGCTTCTATCACACCTGCTTAATCTATATAGCCCCTTCGGGGGCTATTCCTGTATATAGGATAATTAAATGGCTAATTCGATTACAAAACAAACTATAGTTGACGGCAGCCGTAAGCTAGTAGTTAAGGTTCATATTGAGGGGGACGGCTCTGGTGAAGAAACGAATCTAGTACTAATAGATGCATCTTCTTACAGTCCTGCCTCTACTGATATTAAAATTATCGGCATACATTCTACTTTTCAAGGATTCACAGCTGATTTGGCATGGGATGCGACTGCTAACGTACCGATTATCAATATTCCAGATTATGAGTACAACCTAAACGGAGACCAAATAGGCTATTTCGGTGGATTAGTCAATAATGCCGGTACTGGCAAGACGGGAGATATTTTAATATCGACTACTGGTTTGGGTGCTGCTGACCACGGTACTATTATTTTAGAGATGACTAAGCGCAACAATGTCTAAGGACTATGTAAAAATTGGCGATTGGAATGCTTTATGTGACGTATGTGGCTTTAAGTATAAAGCTTCTAAGTTACGTAAGCGATGGGACGGGCTCTACGTTTGTGAAGAAGACTTCGAGCCCCGCCATCCAGCTGATTTTTTTAGGGTTAGACCAGAAGATACAACTGTGCCTTGGGTACGACTAGACGACGGACAAGATGAAAATCTTACTAGGTATGTGGCTGAGGAGGGCTCGGGTGGACTCGGCTCAGGATTATATGTACCAGACTCTTATGTGGAATTAGGCTAATGGCAATTACTTTACGCGGAACAAAAGGTGCTCCACTATCCCATGCGGAGCTAGATGCTAACTTTACAACTCTGGAGACTGATTTAAATACAGCTG